AATAGCGACTGGGACGTAAAATCGCCCATTACAGCCGAGCTAAAAGAGATTGCTCACAATAATCACATGGGTGAAATTATTAAAGTTTTAATGATTACTGCGTCTGGTTCAGAAGGTATTAACTTGAGAAGCACGCGCTACGTGCATATTATGGAACCATATTGGCATCCTACTCGTGTTGACCAAGTTGTAGGCAGAGCACGTCGCATTTGCAGTCATAAAAATTTACCTGACGCACTTCAAACTGTAGAAGTGTTTTTATATTTGATGACGTTTACAAAAAAGCAAATTGATAGCGGCGAATCCATAGAGTTGAAAAGAATGGATAAGAGCAAACGAGCGTATAAGATTCAAGTAGAGGGAAAAGAAGATAAAGAGGAACAGATACCATTAACTAGTGATGAAGCCTTGTTTGAAATTTCAACTATAAAAGAGGATGTGAGCTCTAAGATAATAACTGCCATAAAAGAGGCGTCTATTGATTGTGCTGTATATTCAAAGCGCGGTTCAAAGGAGCAACTAAATTGCTTGCAATTTGGTGAACCGTCTTCTAGTGCATTTTCATATGTTCCTAGTTATAAAAAGGAAGAACCGGACACTGTGTCAAAAATAAATAAAAAACAAATTGAATGGCGCGGAAAACCATACGAGTTCCGTGGAAAAAAATATATTTATCGTAAAATAGATAAAACTCGTGGAAATTTATATGACTGGGATAGCTATCACAGAGCGTTGGAGAATGCCCAAGTGGACCCAATTTTAATTGCCACAGCAGAACAAACTCCCGCAGGCGTTGTTATTAGAAAGATTTAATTTTTTTATAGATTGCTTATTATTTTTAGTTTCATTTCATAAATTGAAACTAAAATGCTCAATAATTTATCCAACAGGTAAAACATTTTTTGTTGTTAAACATGATAAAACAATAATTATAGCCATGCTTATTCTTTTCATTTTTGCATATTTTATGTGATAATCTTCAAGTTCAGTTAATATATACAATTTTTCTAGTCTGTCTTTTTCAGTTTCGTTTGTTTTATTGTAAGCAATTGCCAAACCTGTTAACATGGATATTATAACAAATTCTGTAGGAATAATCAAGTAATGGTTTGAAATTTTGCTATCCAATTCTGATATAATGGTGTTTATATTAAATGTCTCCTTGTAAGTTGTTCTAACAAATGCAGATATTGACGCTATTTTTGTTTGATCCATTTCAATTGCTTCATAAAGAGGTGTAGATTTATATACAGGGAGTAATTTTATTAATGGTCTTTTTTTAACAATGTATGTTTGATTTATATCGTGATATTCTTGCATATTTTCCCACGCCACTTCTCCATCGTCCCATGTTATTTCTTTTATTTCGGTTAACTCTTTTGTTTTGTCTATTTTTATTGGACTTTCATTTTTATGTTTAAATGGTGACCAAAAACCAGTTACACTCCATTCGCGTGTATTTATTAATAAATATATCAATGAAGCTCTTAGAATTATCATTCTCACAGTTGTTATTATTTGTCTTTATAATTATTTATACAAATTTAATCAATTTTTATTTTATTTTATTTTATTTTATTCATCTCCCAATCGGTTCCCATTCTCTTGTTTGATTTAAATGATTTAAATTCCATTCTTTAAGCATTTTTATCCAACCTAAAGTAAGGATTCTTCTGCCTGATTCTATGTAGTATAAATTAGGAAACTTTATTTCTCCAAGTTTTTTTGTTAAATCAGAATCCTCTGCTACATTTTTTGTTTCATCAAACCCACCAACCTTGTTAAAAATTTGTTTTTTTGTAATAATACATTCTCCTCTCCCATATTTGTAAACGCGCATGCGAAGGTTTACAAGTTTGCAAAAAAATTTGTTTTTTAACTTATCAACCGCATTTTTTGATACATCTTTTGGTAAAGACATTTTCAAAATAATGCATCCACAAGTATTAATGTGTTTATTAATATATTCTAGAGTTTTTGGTATGTCTTCAATAACAACGTCTGCGTCTAAAAAAATAACAATATCATTGGACGCATGTTTTGCTCCAATATTTCTACCGGCGGATATGTTTTTTTTTGTACTGTAAACAATTGAAACGTTTTCTTTCTTAAAATCTGTTTTTTCTGGTATTTTTTTTAAAGACGAATCTGATATAATAACTTCTATGTTGTCATAGTTTATAAATTGATCTACCGTTTTTATTAAGGTTTCAATTGGTTCTTCGTAACTAGGAATTATAATTGATATCGGAAGCATATTATATAATAAATATAAATATAAAAATTCAAATATAAAAAAGCGTAAAATAAACAGTTATAAATTTTTATTGGGAGTTGCCAATTTTTATTTTAGTTATAATAGATAATATTTCGCTTAGCTTTTCATCCAAGTTATTTATGCGTTCATGTATATTTTTTAATTCTTCCTTTACGTCTGGTTGCAAATCTTTTGCAGTCTTCAATTTTAAAAATATGTCATTCTGAATGGGTTTATTTTTGTTGACTGGTTCAATTTCATGAATATTCAAATTAATTCCATTGAAATCCGCAGAAGAAGATTCGTATTCGGAATTTGGTCCCCACGTTACAGTTTTTTCTGATTTATCCAAAGGCGGACCAATTTGTATTAGCTTTGGCGTTTGTTGATGAACGTATTGATACTGCGTTTGTTTTTGTTCCATTTTAAGTTTAGAATTTTCATTTTCCTCTATTTTTTCACTTTTAACAGACGTTTTTGCGGGTTTTAACCATTTCTCAACTTCATTTTTATTTGCGCTTTTATGAATATTTTCTATTTCAAAGTTTCTCTGAGCCAGAGTTCGCGCAATTAATTCATCCATAGCGCTTCCAATCGGTTTATCCAAATCAGAATCACTGAAATTTGGCGTTTCTGGAACAGGAACCGACATTGCGTTCATAAAGTTGTTTTTCTTTTCTTGGAGGGACTTTTCAAACGCAGTAAGTCTCTCGCTGTGCAAATCTTCTATAGTAAAATTGGTAGGTTCTTTATTAGAAATGTTTATTTTTTGTGGTTGTTGTTTAAAGCTTGTCATTATGTGCCCTATAAATTTTTTATTCATTTGCATTAAATTTTGTTTCACAATTTTCTCCCTTTCAAAAAACGTTTTCGCTTGGTTTATAAAAAAACCCCTCGCATTAGAAACCTGTTCTTGAGATTTTAGTCTATCCTTAACATCATCTAAAATTATTTCCCAAAGCATTTCAATATTTTCCGTTGTAATAAAATCTATGTTAACTTGCGCATTGGCCATAGAATTTTGATATATATAACTAATAATTGTGTATTATTTATATACTTTTATCCGCTTATTACAGTTCCTTATTAAAATAAACCTTTCTGAATTGTTCCATATACTTGTCGTCTAATATATGTGTTTTAAAATATTTGCTGTCATGGCGATCCTCTAACATATGAGCAATAAAATACAACGAATAAATCCCACATTCTGTGTCGCCATATTGATGTTCAATAGGATAATTCTGATCAAATTTAAAATTAATTGGAATTTTTAACTGCTTTCCTTGTTTAATAATGCGATTCACCAATTTCATAACTTGTTTGGGCGCCTTATCACCCGCGCTGTCAAAGAAAAATATCTCACCTTTTTTAATATTAACAAACATGGACACCCAGTGAGAACCACCCTTATAGTGGGGATCCAAGTTAAATATCATTCCTATTTTGAATCGTTTATTTTTAATTTCATCTTCAATATTAAAATGACACAATTCTTCCCAAACACATTCTCCGTATAGTTTATGCGTGTCAAAATCAATCGGTGACGGGCCAATAAAATCAAAGCACTTGTATTTAATTTCATACTGTTTCATAACCTCTAATATATCAGTACTTGACAACCATTCATTTGGATTTTTACTCCACTCTTTCGGCGAGACTGGCGCAAAAGATGAATGCAATTCCTTGTCTAATTTTCCTTCAACAAACTTTTGTTTTAACCAACACGATTCTTTATTGCAAACACCTCTTAGCTTTCCATTTAACTGTGTCCAAATATCCTTTGCGTCATTTGATTCAATTTTAGAATCTGTATGACGAGCATTCCACAAATCTTTTAATTTATACAAAGTATCATCCTCTAAACAAGTGTATTTTTTGTCAGCCGTTTTAGGGCTGCATCTTAATTTTACCGTTTTTAGCTGTTTTATCATTTTTTCTCTAAATAAATTATTTCTTCTAGTAGTTTGCTTCTTTGATGAAGTTTTATTCTTTTGCGTTTTATTATGATGTTTATTTTGTCTTGTCTGTTTCGTCGGTTTCTTTTTTCTCTGAGGATTCCTCATATTTATTATTGATATTATTCTTTTTACGAATACCTTTATTCTTTAATACTGGATCTTTTAAATTAATATCCTTTTGCATCGGAATAATTGGAGCTTTTTGGCATATTTTTGTTGTTGTTCGTTTTACAAGTTTTTCTAGAGCGTTTGGTTCTGTTATTTTAATTGAACGCATTAATAATTTATTAAGTTCAGCTTGTTCGCTTTCTGATAAAGCGCCGATTCCCGTCCCCAATTCATCAATAAATCCATCGTAATCCGACTGAATTATGTCAGTTTTATCTAAAGCTTTAAAATACTCAATACATACTTTGACATATGAATCAAATGCAGAAGAAACATCTGGAAACATCATTTTGGGTTTTTCATTATTTAATAATTGCTTTGTTAAATCAAATATGCGTCTTTTATAAAATTTCTTTTCTTTTTTATTTATAATTTTGTTGTTTGATTTTCCCTGACTTTGACTAATATACTTTGCATATTGAGTTTTGTTCATTAAGCATTCTAATGTCATTTCTGTCATTACATTTTCTGTCATTACATTTTCTGTCATTATATATACTATCTTGAAGAAAATGCCGTTGCCTCTTTAAGCCGTTTAGTTGTTTTTTCTTTTCTTATTTTTTATTTTTTATTTTTTATTTTTTTTGTTTCTTATTTTGACCACACATATCATTTGGCGTTAAATTCTTAAGCTGCTGTCTAGTGCAGTTTTGGAATAATCCTTGACCAAGATTCTCAGGATTTGGGTTAAAAGAATTAAAATGTTCATTTTGAAATAATCCTGGAAAAGGTTGTTGCACGTTGTTGCCGTTCTTGAAATTAAATTTATACAAGTCGCTGTTTGAACTGGGAACATACACAGACTGGCTGCACGATTGAAGCGCGTAAATTTGGTTTCTTAATTCAGATTCAGTGTTAATATTTGTGGCAAAACCAGACCACGGAGCTTGAGCGTTTCCAGGATTAAACACTTCAGTTGTACTATATACTGGCTGTTGAACCAATGGCGTTTTAATGGGTGCTCTGGGGTCAACGATGGGCATAATAGAATATTTTGTCATAACTGGTCTAACACTTAAATAAGGCTGCAACATATGAGATGGAATATTTCTATCATAGATTCGCGTATTAATAGAATTTGTTATTTGAGATGCACACTCTCTTGTTCCTTCTTGACTTGTCATTAATATACTGAAATATAATTTATTTTTGGTTACTACACTTTTCTAAATGTATAAAATCAATATAAAGAAAAATGGCCTTAATAAATAAGGAAACTACATGTGTGGAATATTTGCATTATTAAACAACGATAATTTGTTTCAGCAAAAATTTATTAGTGACCAATTTATGAAAGGTCAAGGCAGAGGTCCAGAATTTTCTAAAATGACGCCATATACGTTGCAGTGTTTATTGGGATTTCATCGCTTAGCTATTAACGGTTTGAACGACTTGTCTAATCAACCAATTATAATTGGCGATGTGGCTCTTATTTGCAATGGCGAGATTTACAATTATAAAGAGTTATATTCTCTGATGGGTATGACTCCTGTTACGCAATCAGATTGCGAGGTAATTATTCACTTGTATAAAAGGTATGGGATGAAACAAACTCTGCAAATGTTAGACGGAGTATTTGCGTTTGTTCTTTGCGATGCTAATATTAACGATTCAACGTCAAAGATATATATTGCAAGAGACCCTTATGGTGTTAGACCGTTGTACACACTAATCCAAAGAACTGTTGGCCCAGATGGCCGGATGCCTATTTATGGGTTTGCTTCAGAACTAAAGGAATTGTCGGAGTTTTCTAAAACAATTCCAGACCACTTGATTGAGCATTTTAGACCTGGAACATATAGTAAGTTTGTTATGAAATACCAGGTATCTCCAAAGTGGGAGCTGAACAAAGAGCACCACGTGTACCATTCTCCTGGATTCTCTAGTGTTATCTCTGAAAACGCCGTAGATGTGCAGAGAGTTTATAAGGGAATCCACCACTATTTATCTGAAGCCGTTAAAAAGAGAGTCTTAGTTACCGAACGGCCTATTGCTTGTTTATTGTCTGGTGGTTTGGACAGCAGTCTAATTACCGGTCTTGTAAACGAATTTCACAAGCAAAACTCTGATAAGCCATTGGAAACGTTTAGCATTGGTCTAGAAGGTTCGGAAGACTTGAAATATGCTCGCATTGTCTCAGATTACTTGGGAACAAACCACACTGAAATCTTGTTGACGGAGCAGGATTTTATTGATGCAATTCCAGAAGTTATTTGCGCCATTGAAAGTTATGATACTACCACAGTAAGAGCCAGCATTGGTAATTACTTGTTGGGAAAATACATTGCTGCTAATAGTGATGCAAAAGTAATTTTCAATGGTGATGGTTCTGATGAATTGTGTGGAGGTTATTTGTATATGCATGCAGCGCCTGACGCACTTGAATTTGATAATGAGTGTCGTCGCCTTTTGAGAGACATTCACGCATTTGATGTTTTGCGTTCTGATAAATGCATTTCATCTCATGGATTGGAGCCCAGAACTCCATTTTTGGATAGAACATGGGTCCAACACTACTTGAGCATTCATCCATCGCTCAGATTTCACAAGGGTAATAAGCAGTGCGAGAAATTTTTGCTGAGAAGCGCGTTTAGTGAGGAAAATTATTTGGACTCAAATGGAAGCGCGTTGTTACCTAAATGCGTTTTATGGAGGACTAAGGAAGCTTTCAGCGACGGAGTTAGTAAAAATACTAGATCATTGTATGAAATCATTCAAGAAAAGGTTGCAACAATTTCTATTTCGCAAGAGATTTTTAATGTAAAGTATGATCATAATTGCCCAGATACAGACGAAAAGAATTATTATCGCGGTATATTTGAAAGTTACTATCCTGGGCTAGGAAATGTGGTTCCTTATTTTTGGATGCCGCGTTATGTAGACGCCAAGGATGCGAGCGCAAGAACATTGCAAATATACAATGAAGTTAAAGTTGACACAAGTTAAATAAACTTTTGGATAATTAATTTGCATTTTTGCAAAGCTACATTTTCAAAAGTTTATGTAAATGAGAATATGTGACCAAAATAAGTAAACCAATAGGTAAAACTAACGGTTCATAATAATTTAAATAAGTCCAGGTCATTACAAATATAATTGGAAATATATTACCACGAGGTATCATTTTATAGCAGTCGGATGTTCTAAAATAAATCCAAACTCCGGAACAAATTATAGCAATGATTACTTTGTTGCTGTAAGTTAAATAATTATCTAATAACATATTATATATTATGTTTACAAAATTATATTTAGACACAACAAATCCAAAACTTACTTTTTCTCATCTTTTTGACCCAGCGACGTTAGGTCCAATGATAGTTTCCATCCTTTTACATACAGTTGTTTACGTTTTATTTTGTAATATAGTAAGCTGGGTGTTCTTTGGAAAATTTTTATCAAATACAATAAATATAAGACTAGTATCGTGTTTAATTCTAATTATGTTTTTTGGGTTTATAGGAAGATTTATTCACGTGAAAGATATTTATAAAGGATATAATGGAAATATGGAAAAAACAAGAGAATATACAGACAA